AGGTGGGCAAGACCGTCATCTTGGGTGCCGGATATGGGGTAGGTCACGCTAAGCTAAAGATGTTTCTCAAGACCGTGGCAGGTGTGGATGTGTCTGTGGACGAGGCCCAGCGCATCATCAACACGTACCGGAGCACGTACTATCGGATACCCGAGTTGTGGCGGCGGGCAGATGACGCTCTGGTGGCGATTTCCAACGGAGCCACGACTCAGATTGACGTGCACGGCCTTGTCCACGCTACGCCCCAAGGGATTACCCTGCCAAGCGGGTTGCACATCCAGTACCCTGGGCTGGAGCGGGTGTGGGCTGACGGCAAGCCGCAGTGGACGTACCAATCCAAGGGACTGACGACCAAGGTGTACGGCGGGCTGATCGTGGAGAACTTTTGCCAAGCTGTGGCCCGGTGCATTGTGGGTGAACAGATGTTGAAGATCAGCAGTCGGTACAAGGTGGTGTTGACGGTGCACGATGCCATTGCCTGTATCGCACCTGTTGACGAGGCCAAGGAAGCTCGGAAGTTTGTCGAGGAGTGCATGTCCTGGCGTCCGACCTGGGCGCAGGGTTTGCCGTTGGCATGCGAGTCCGGCATGGGAGCAAGCTATGGCGACTGTTGAGCCTTGGTGCCTTAACGGCCCTGTCGGTCGCCGTTTTATTGAGGATTCTGATACCGGACATGTGTATGCGGTGCCGGAGATTTTTGAGCAAACTTCCGTGGCTGTGCCCATAACCAAAGAGACGTTTGATGCGCTGTATGCCTTGTGGCGGTGCGGAGCATCGTTCACACAATTAGCCGAGGAGCACGGCATGTCCCGCACCGCTCTTGGGTGGCTGCTGGCCATGCAAGTTGATGATAGATTGTGCAGATACGACGTACACTATGGGGCTCAAATTCCAAAAATCGGTTAACTCCCATGGCACTTGCACATTCCTATTCAGCAATCAAAGACTTTGAAAACTGCGCACGCAAATACCATGAAGTCCGCATACTCAAAAATTTTAAACAGGAGAACACCGAGGCCACGTTATATGGCACAGCGGTGCACAAAGCATTTGAAGACTACATCAAAGACCAGACCCCACTACCCCCACAGTTTGAACAGTTCAAGCACTTCATCGAGCCCCTTGCTAACCTCGAAGGGGACATTCGATGCGAAGAAAAACTGGGTATCCGAGTTGACTTTAGCCCGTGTGGCTTTTTTGACAAAGATGTATGGTTCCGGGGCATCCCCGACTACCTTGCCATCAACCGAGAGCGGGGCGTTGCCCGAGTGGCCGACTACAAGACCGGGAAGTCAAGTAGGTATGCCGACTCAGGCCAGCTTGAACTCATGTCCGCAATGATTATGGCGCACCACCCCGAGGTCAACACCGTCAAGGGGGCCTTGCTTTTTGTCGTGGCAAACGATGTAATCAAGTCTGAGTTCAAGCGCGATGCGCTGTCCGAAATCTGGTCAAAGTGGGCAGGCCGGGCCGGACGTATTGAGCAGGCACTGGAGCACGGGGTATGGAATCCCAGCACCAGCGGCTTATGCAAGTTCTGCCCTGTAAAGACTTGTGCTTATAACTAGGAGGCCATATGGCTAGAGACTACGCGGCGGAGTACAAAAAGTATCAGGGTACTCCCGAACAGATCAAGAATCGAAGCAACCGAAACAAGGCCCGCCGGGTCTTTGAGAAGGCCAATGGCGACCTGCCGGGCAGTGTGGACGTGGACCACAAACGCGCCTTGTCCAAGGGCGGCAACCCAGTTGCGCTGAGTAACCTAAAGGCTACACCAAAAACGGCGAACCGTAGTTTTGCCAGGACCAAGACCAACGGTCTGAAGTCTGAAACTTCTAAACGGGAAAGGAAAAAGTAAGCTATTATTTTGTTGCTTGATGAGCAGTTGTCAAGCACGTTCTCCTCTAGTTTGCCGGGTAGTTCACTCTACCCGGCTCTTTTTGTCACATCAATCAACGCTATGCAAATCATCCAAGACAGGGCGCTACTGTTCAATACGCGCAATGCCGCCCAAATAACGGCACTCATCCCCAAAAGCAAAGTCATGTCCGAGCAAGATGGGGACTCTCAGGTACTCGTCAACTGGGACTTTGACGAGGTACAACTGCTACGCAACCTGGGCATCAAAGACGCACCAAGCCCCATCCTCGGGCGGTACAAGTGGCCTGGGGTGTATGTGCCGTTCGAGCACCAACGAACGACCGCTGACTTCCTCACCCTGCATCCAAGGTGCTTTGTGTTCAACGAGGCAGGCACAGGCAAGACCAGTGCGGCCGCGTGGGCGGCAGACTACCTGATGGCTCAAGGGCGTGTGCATAGGGTGCTGGTGGTGTGCCCCGTGTCAATTATGGAAACTGCATGGAGGTCTGACTTGTTTCGCACGGTGATGCACCGCACAGTGGCGATTGCCCAGGGCACCAAGAAACAACGCCAAGCGGTCGTTAGCGGAGATTACGAGTTTGTAATCATCAACTTTGATGGCGTGAAGGTTGTTGCAGAAGAACTTAGGAACGGCGGCTTTGATCTGATTATTGTGGACGAGGCCAACGCCATCAAGAGCGTGCAGACCGAACGTTGGAAGATGCTTGCAAGCCTTGTCAAGGCCAACACGCGGCTGTGGCTTATGACGGGTACCCCTGCGGCGCAATCTCCGGTGGATGCGTATGGTTTGGCCAAGCTGGTCAACCCCAGTTCTGTGCCGCTGTTCTTTGGGTCATTCCGCGACAAGGTGATGAACAAGATCACGCAATACAAGTGGGCCCCCAAGCACGATGCCCGCGACACAGTGCACAAGGTATTGCAACCCGCTATACGATTCACCAAAGAAGAATGCCTGGACTTACCCGACATGCTGTTCACCACCAGGGAGGTACCGCTCACCGCACAACAGCAGAAGTACTACGATGCCATCCGCAAGCAAATGATGATGGTTGCCGCAGGCGAAGAAATCACCGCACCCAATGCGGCGGCATTGCTCAACAAGCTACTGCAAATTTCCCAAGGCGCGGCTTATACGGACAATAGGGACGTGGTTGAGTTCGATGTGAGCAACAGGCTCAACGCACTGCTGGATGTGATTGACGAGACCTCCAACAAGGTGATTGTCTTCATACCATTCCGGCACTCGCTCAACATGCTGGAGGACGAACTTGCCAAGCGGTCCATCACAACTGAGTCCATACACGGCGACATACCAGCATCTAAGCGCGGGGAAATAATCAAAAGGTTCCAGACCGAAGATGACCCCCGGGTGTTACTACTGATACCCCAAGCGACTGCTCACGGGATAACCCTAACCCGCGCAGACCAAGTTGTCTGGTGGGGTCCTGTAGCATCAACAGAAATCTATATGCAAGCCAACTCCCGGGCACACCGGGCGGGCCAAACCAACAAGGTAACCGTCACTCACCTGCAAGGGAGTCCGGTCGAGCGCAGGATGTACATCATGCTCCAGAGCAAGATTGACCTGCACTTGGACCTTGTTGAGTTATACAAACAAGAAATCGCTTGACAGCGTAATTTGACACTGTATAATTTATTTCATCAACGCAAATCAAAGGAATCACATGGACGCAAACCAACTGGTAAAGGTATACATAAAAATACGCGATGCCAAAGACATCAAACAAAAACAAATGGAAGAGGAAGTTGCCGCCCTTGAAGCGCAACTTGAACTCATAGAGGCAGAACTCTTGGAAATTTGCAAGACCACCGGTCAAGACGGTGGCTCCACACAGTACGGCTCATTTCGACGAGCCGTCAAAACCCGGTATTGGCCGTCCGACTGGGACAGCGTTTATCGGCTTATCAAAGAGCACAGTGCGCCCGAGTTGCTTGAGCGCCGCATTCACCAGGGTAACTTCAAGGAATTCTTGCAGGCCAACCCTGACAAACTGCCAACAGGCATGAATGTGGATTCAAAATATTCGGTCACCGTTCGTCGTGCACGTTAATCAACCAAAGGAAATCAAATGAGTAACATCTCTCTCTTCAAATCTGGCTCCGTCATCCCCGACTACCTGCGTAACGCTCCTGATGCAACTACCCGCGACATTGCTGGTAGCTCTGGCGGCAAACAAATCTCCATCAAAGGAGGCGTGTGGCGTATGGTCGTAGGCGGCGAAGAGGTTGCCAAGAACGAAGACCGCGCCATGAACTTCGTGGTGGTTGCCAGCGGCAAGGGCATCACCCGCACCTTCTACGCAGGCAAATATGAGGAAGGCAAAGACGTTAAACCGATTTGCTGGTCCGCAGAAGGCGACAAACCCAACGCCGAAGTCACTGAGCCGCAGAGTTCTTCGTGCACTACCTGCCCTCAAAATATTGAGGGCTCCGGCGAAGGCAAGTCCCGCGCATGCCGATTCAGCAAGCGTTTAGCTGTGACCGTGGAGAACGATATCAGCGGCAATGTGTACCGCCTGTCGGTGCCCGCCAAGTCCTACTTTGGTAGGGCAGACGGCGAGAAGATGCCCCTGCAAGCCTACGGCAAGTTCTTGGCTGGTCACGGCATCCCAATCACTGGCTTGGTGACTGAGGCCCGCTTTGACACCTCGGAGGCTGTGCCTGTGTTGAAGTTCCGCGCCGTGCGCCCGCTGACCCAAGACGAATGGGAAATCGCCAAGGCCCAAAGCCTGACCGATGACGCCAAGATGGCCACTGAGTTTAAGATGGTTCCATCAAGAGCAGAGACGGGTACCCAGCCCGCTTTGCCCGAAGCGTTCCAACAAGCACCTGTCCCCACTGAGGCTCTCGCCGCCACGACTGAGCCTGTCAAACGCGCCAGCAAGAAAGCCGCTGATGCGCCTCCACCTCCACCCAAAGACGTAGCCTCTGTGCTCGCCGACTGGGGTACGGATGACTGAAGTCACAAGAGGGTATACCACCCTCTTTGTCCGTAAGGTGGAGAGGGCAGATCAAACTCTGCCCGTCATCCAGTTTGCAAGGCTATGTATCGACCGGGAACTGCCGATCGTGTCCATAGCCTTGCGGCTGGGCGTCACCCGCGCAACTGTGTATAACTGGTTCACAGGTAGGGCGACCCCACGGGCTCGACACATTGAGGCAATCAGAAAACTTTCAAAACGTTACGAAGCCAAGCCGCTTCGGCGTAGTTGAGCGGTGAGGACATGTGAACAATTTTCTCGACTCCGTGTTGCCCACTCAGGGCGTCTACTGTGCGGTCGGGGTTAAAAGCAAGCTGGTAAAGCAGTCGTTTCACGACACTGTTGCGGATATTGATGCGGTTGCGGTTGGGCTGGATGCCCGGGGCGTTGATGCCTACTACGCACTTGCAAGCTTTGCCGACCCCGCGTTGGGGCGCAAGGCAGATAACGCAGTCTACCTACGTGCTTTTTTTCTCGATTTGGATTGCGGCACCGGTAAGCCGTACACCGACCCAGCCCATGCTTGCAGTGAACTGGGTATCTTCGTGCGGGCTACGGGAATACCTGAGCCCACGATTGTGTTTTCTGGCGGCGGTGTCCATGTGTATTGGCCCTTGCTTGAAGACCTGGACGCAGACAAATGGCGGGGCATGGCCAAGCGCCTCAAAACCCTGTGCCGTGAAAACAACCTACATGCCGACCCAGCGGTGACTGCGGATGCCGCCCGCATCCTGCGAGTGCCTGGGACAAACAACTTTAAGGAAGCTACGCCGCGCCCCGTGCGCATCGTGAATGCTGGCCTGCCAGTTGCTGTTGAAGATATTGAGAAGTGCCTGCCCCCCGCCCCGGTTGATCTGACTGCCGCCAAACAGTTTGGCATGGACGAGACGACCCGCAATCTGGCCGTGGGGGACTACCCCACCTGTGACTTTTTGAGGATTGTCCAGCGCAGCTTGTCAGGCAATGGATGCGCCCAGATCGCCAAGGCTGTGACCGAAGTGGCAACGCTTGAAGAACCCCTATGGCGAGCCGCGCTGTCGGTCGCTGTGCGGTGTGAGGACGGTCAACAGGCTATCCACAAGTTATCTAAAGGCCACCCAGGGTACAGTGCCCACTCCACCGAAGCCAAAGCGGCAGAGACCAAGGGGCCATACACCTGCGATTGGTACCGCACCAACTACTCGGCAGGGTGTGCCGGATGTACTCAGCGGATATCCA